AAAAGTAAATGTTGTAGTGAGGCAACTGGTCTAGTATTCCACTTCAAAGATTTAGTAATCGTATTAAGTGGTTCAACAAACGCTTTCTCAAACATCATTTCATAATCAACGTATTGATGTAGATCAAATTCGGGTGGCAACTTACCCATGAATGATATAACATTCTCTCTAATTAAGTTTGGTTCTTTCAGATACAAGAACTTTACTTTGTCACCTTCTTTAATCAATTCATACCGATTGGTCAATTTAGAACCCTTGAGTTGATGATTATACATCAACGCGCCCCGAACAGCAATGGGCGTACCTTTTGAATAGATACTGCTAGAACTGGTGTACTTGGCAAGATTGTTACACCCACGTGGGAATGCAATCTTTTCGGGTGCCATATTTTTGAATTCTTGCCAATGATTCTCTACAAAATCTTGTAGTGCTTGTTCATCTGCACTAAGACATAGTGCTACAGCGTCACGTAAAGACTGCCTAACTGGTGCTGGTGTAGATGATCTTACAATCTCAAGACCCATAACTTTTAGTTTTGGTTCAGAGTATCGAACACCTTCGTTGTCATATACATTGAGTGCATATCTTTTCTTTGCAACAAAGATACCCGTATCAGCAATCGCTTCACGTTTGAAAAATATCTTGTCTTCAAAAGCATTTGTATATTTGGAAAGATTGGACATGGCTTCGTTAATGCATGGTTCAATCTTGTCTTCAGTGATCTTATCAAGTGCAGTAATAATCTGATCATGAGATTTGTCTTTCAAAAACTTCTCTACCAAAACATCAAGTGTAATATAACAAGAGTCTGTGTCAGTATAAAAACTATACTCAACATCTTCAGTACCACAAAACTTGTTTAGGTATTCATTTACAGCACGGGCAGTCTCACGAATAATATACTGACCAGTTAGTGTGATACCCTCTGCAATTCTCTCATCAAAATATCTGAAGTACTTGTTACCCATAGCACCAAACAGAGAGTTCAACTGAATCTTTCTAGCCATCTGAAAGTTATTGTACTTGGAGATATCAGCCAGTAAGTCTTTGTTCTTAGTCTTCTCATATTCTTTCTCTGCTTCTTTCATCAACTTCTTGTATCGTTGACGATCATCAAAAAACTTTTGAGTTATCTCTGGGAATAGACCTTGACTTCTTCTATCAAAACAAAAGCCATTGGCTGCCATAGAAGCGTTTCTAGAAACAAGACCACTAGTATCATAACGTTTTTCTAACAGACCATCTACAGTACAGTCAAGTGGTTTGATATCTAAGAACATCTCTGGTGATAGATTGTGTTGCATAATGATAGACGGGTATAGTGAAGTAGCATCGACTGATACAACCCACTTGTACTTACCAGGCACAGGTTCTTGTACGTAACCACCTTTGATACCACGACTGGCTTTATCTTGCTTTTGTGGTATCATTATATTTTTCTCTAGCAAGTGATTGAACAATAGGCAATCCCACGTTCTAACTGAAGAAAAGATATCTTCAAAGTTACACTTACAGTCATATGCCATAGTGGCAATTAGTTCTAGCAACTTCATCTTGTCATCAAGTTCATCTACCAATTTTGCATCGATGATATTATAATCAATGAAACGATTCCAATCATTGACATAGAATTCTTTAAAGGTATCAAAATTGTTTTCTAGTTTCTTGTGACCAAGTTCTTGTTCAGCAATGTAGTCCAGCTTGTATGATTCTTGGGCACCGTATGTAAACTTCTTAAACAGATCAAGATAATCTAACTGGGCAATGCCTTTGATATCATAGGACAACTGTTCAATATGATTGATTGTAGTTGTACGTGATCTGGTCATACCAAATGGACTGAGAGAGTTCTTAGCATCGTTGCCAAAAATTCTATCGATACGGCTAACTAGATATGCAATGTCAAAGAACTTACTGTTCCAACCAGTAATGATATCTGGATAGTTGTTTACCCACCAAGACATAAACTTTTCAAGTAAATCATATTCGTCAGCACAAACGATGTACTCAACATCAATGTCTTCAATTTCAGGTGATTGTGGTTTCCATTCACCAGCACCCCAAGTCATAACTTTCTTGGTAGCATTGTCGACCAATGAGATCAATAGAACTTCTTCAATAGGACTATCTACATTTGGAAAACCATTTTCAGTTGTGGTTTCAATGTCAATAGTTTGAATGCTCAATTGACTTAGGTCGAACTGAACGGCATCTGGATATGTGGAAGATAGATATTGATATGTCAGATCAGTCTGACCATAGATAGGGTAGTTTTCAATCTTAGAGTACTTTTCAACAAACTCTTTGCAATCACGATTGTCACCAAACTCTATAGGTTTTAGATTTTCACCATAAAGACCCTTGTATTGAGAGTCTTTATCGTTGCGAACATAAAGAGTAGGTTTAAATGGTTGTTTTTCTAAGAAGGGTTTACCATCACGGATACCGCGGGTAAGTATTTTGTTGCCATACTGCCAGGCGTATGAATAGAATTGGGGCATGAGTTCACCATATAATCATTTAGAAGATAGTATACTACAGAGTTGACCAAATGTCAACCCTTTTATCCTTCAAATGTTACTTCGGCATCTATACCTTGTTCTTTCAACTCTTTTTTGGCTTGGTCTTTTGCTTTGGTTTCTTCTGCTACCAGAAGTTTCTCAAAGCCAGGGTGTCTATAAATTTCTCTATACTGTTCTGCCAAATCATCGTCTGGTCTGTATAAAGTTACTACTTGGGACTTCTGTACCTTACATTGTCCACCATGAGCCACGGGAACATACGGACTGAAAACTATCTGAAACTTTCCCTCTTCGGTTTCAGAAGACTTCATTAAAACTAGTGCGGGGTTAGACACATGATACTCGGCTTCTTGTGCATCGTGTGCCATGATACATAAAATATCTTCTCCACTAGTAAGGGTAATTCCACAAAGGCGTGGTTCTGCTAGTTGTTGCTCAGTTGTTTTTTCTTTGTCACTCATGATGGACTCCATAATTTAGTTTTTGTTAAAGTTGTGCTAGTGAAAATACCATGATTGAGACAACACAACACGCCAATGCGAGTTCCATTACCTGTTCACAGAATCTACCGTCGCAATCTTTAATGTATTGCTTGAGGGTTTTCATTTCTCTCCTTTTACTACTTTGATTTCAAATGGTTTAAGTTCTTCGGGGATGATTCGTTTTAGTTCAATAAGTAGCATTCCGTTTACAAATCTAGCACCTTGCACCTTGACTCCTTCTGCCAGTGCGAAAGTCCTTGTAAAGTTTCTTGCGGCAATACCTTTGTGATAGTATTCTTGTTTGTCTTCACCCCGGTCCTGTACGCCTTGAACAACTAGCTTATTGCCTTCAGGTACTACGTGAATGTTAAATTCATCCTCGGTAAAACCTGCGGCTGCGATTTCGATAGTGAATCCATCATCGTCATCGCTTTTTACAATATTGTAGGGTGGATAATTGCTTGCAACTTCACTAACAGTTGCAAAATTATCAAACAGTCTGTCGAATCCTACCGTGTAGGAATTCAGTTCATTAAAGATTTTGCCGACATCGGCATGGGTATACTTACGTACCATTGTTTTCTCCTTTTCAGCGAGTTATAAGCGGGCCCTAAAACTACTAGCGACCCTAGTTTAAAAAATGATATACAATACTTTGTATTTACAATATCAATACAATAATTTTATATATCACTACTATATATAACGGTAACATACTATGAATAACCTTTATAACAAAATGTCATAAACTTTTTTTACTATTTCCCTGCGACATATTAGCTACTAGGGCTAGTAGGGCAAGCGGCACCGTCAGTAGACGCATCGTATGTATCGTCACCGCATCCATACTTATTGTCATTGTTAGTATCGCAGTATCTTTGCCATGCAATCATAGTAAAAGTAAGTCCTTCACTCCATGGAATGTATGCTTTACACCATTCATGAGAACCAACAACAGCGCCTTCTTCGACACCGGTATCTGGTCCAGGTACATAATCGCGCTTGGGCCATGGAACTTGTTTTCTAAAATACACATCACCTTTAGCATACAATTGACGTAGCCAAAGATTGTCGCTACCAGATACGAAAATGCTTTCTCCGTTTTTTAATGTGTATGTAGATCCATCTTCATAGTTAATTACAGTCTGTGCCGAGGCACCAACTGATAGTAATGCTACAAATAAAAGTAAGTACTTCATTAATAATCTCCTTGATAGTTTTAAATGTGTCCCTCACGTGAAGGCACATAAAAAATTACCAGAAAATTATCTTTTTTTACCTATGTTATATTTGGTTACTAATGACCATTGATCTTTCTCTTTGAAAGAGAGAACTTTGATTTGGGAAAGGGGAGCGCAGTCTTCAAAAAACTTTTCTGATTCGATCACTTCTACAAGTTCCCAATCAGATAACAACTTAGCAATAGTATTTCTTCGCTGTATGTCGTTTTCTGTAAAGTCAGCATCTTTGCCATCTAAAGCAAAAAGCTCCTTAAAGTGTGTGATAAAGTATCTACCTTGCTTGTGTAAAATGTGACAAGACTGGTATATAACTTTATCTTTTTTGGAAGAAACTCCAATACGGGAAAGTGTTTCTCTTACCTTTAAGAAGTCATCGGATTTTTTTAGTTTGATTTCAAGGGGTTCATAACCAGGGAAATCAATAGCAAAGAAGTCTTCACTCATTTCAGTTATACCTATAAAAATAAATTCAATTTAATGTATAACTTTATTTATAAAAATTAGATTTTACCACCCTTAAACATCAGGCGTTCCATCTCTTGAAGATCATTATCGCTTAAAATTCTCAATGCTTCTTGCGCTTTGGTGTTGTTGTAACCAAAATACTCTTTTACCAACTCAAGGCTATCCTCTTTCTCAGGTTTTAGCCATTTGTTAAACCGCTTCTTTTTTCTCACCATATCTTTTAGAAAATCGTACTGTAGTTTACCATCGATATGAGGTCTAGCGTTCATTTCATTTGCCAACTTAACTGTGTCGCTTGAATACGACAAAGATTTATTGACAATAAATGGACTATACTGTTTCTCAGACCAATCATCTACTATAAGATTTTCTTTGGTGTAGTTGATGCTGTTAGCAAAGTCGAATGGACTAATAGCCTTCTTCTTTACTTTGAAGTCTTCAACATCAATTTCTTCTTTTGGTGCTACACCAATTAGTTCACTTAAACTCATGGAAATAATACCGGATCTAAATCCGGCTCCGAAAATGTAGGTGGCTTCATAACTTTTCCTGTTTCTGGATTTTTCATTAAAGTACCATCAACAATTTTACTATCGTTTGATCTTTTTACTTCTTCCCAAACTTGATCAAATGGTATGCCAATAGTTGACGCAAGACCAATTGCTACCCAAATTAAATCTGCAATAGCATCAGCACTTTCAATAATGTCGTTATTAGACATTGCCGTAACTAACTCTGCATACTCTTCTGCAATCAAATCCATATACAAATTCTCTTGATCTGATTGAGTAATTTTAGGTACACGACTTACTGGCTGATCTGCCGCCAAC